TGCAGCAGGCTTTGCGACAGCAGCCGGAGCGCTCCCACCTTCAGGCGGCAGATAGGCGATGGCGTTGCTCTCGCCGTAGCCGTTCTTCGGCGGCTTGATCTTCACCTGAATCGTCATCGGAATCAGATGCAACTCCTCGCTGTCGCTGACATGCATCCTGCCCGTCGCGTGGCAGATGGCAGACAGCGTGCGCTGCGCGATCTCGACCGTGGTCGGGTTCGGGTTCACCAGGTTCAACTGGTCGAAGATCTTCCGCCCCTTGTATGTACCGTCGAGAATGTCGAGCATCAGCCAGAGAAACTGACCCATGCCGTTGCGGGTGACACGCATCTCGCTCTCAACAATCTGGGCGTGGTATTTTCCGGCGGGCAGCAGCTCGTAGGGTGTGGTGGGTTCAACGTTGGTTGCGTCAAATGACGTATCAAAACGTGCCATGGTCGTGTCCTTTCAGGTGTATCATTGAGATTGGGGCATGGCCGCCATGAACTCGGCCCAGCTGAGCTCGAGCGTGTCCGGCAGGCCGTAACGGTTCTTGGCGAGGAAGGCGGGGCGTTCTTCGGTGTGCATCACACGCGCACCGGACCCGAGCGCCCGGGTCACCTTTTTGTTGAAGCCGACATCGGATTTGGCGACCGAGATCCGATAGTTCGCGAAGAGCACCACATCGGAATGCTCCTGCAGCAGCGCCGAGGCGCGGGCCTGCAGCTTGATCACGTAGCGGTCGTAGGGCTCGTGCTCGGGGCTATCGAACCGCTTGATATCGGTATGGGCAATCTGGATGACCGCCATGCCCTTGCGATCGCGCAGCGTGTTCAGCTTATCGAGGTATTCGCGCCAGACGATCAGTGCTTCAGCGTAGCCTTTGCCAAAGCCAGGCGTTTCGATCGACTGCCAGCCATTGCGTTTGCACGCTTCCGCCCAGATCAGCGGTTCCAGCCAGTCGACGCTGTCAATCACGACTGTGCCATAGTCGTGATCCTCGTCCAGCAAGGCATCCAGCGCTTCCGCCACTTCGACATAGCTGGTCGCAAGGGGGAAATGCGGGACCTGCAGCTTGCCAAGCCCGTCTTCGGTCATGATGAACACAGGCCGGTCAGCCTCCGCCGCGAAGGTGGATTTGCCAACACCGGCAACGCCGTGCATCAGAATCCGTGGCGGCGTCAGCGCCGTGTTGCTGCGCAGGGATGCGAGAGAAATAGCCATCAGTTTGGGTCTCCATCAGAATTTATGTCGAAATCAGGCTGCAGTCTGCCTGCCGGCGTTGAGGTCACAGCCCCGTAGAGCGCATCGAGCCGGTCAGCCTCAGCGAGGTATGCCAATGCCTCGCCCCGCGTGGAGCGCCGCTTTTCTTCGAGCAGATCGAGATCGGCAGCCGGATCGCGGGAAATGGAAGGAAGCGTGTTCATTGCGCAGCCTCCTGGCCGCTGAGATGGGGCAAATCGTTCTGGGTCAGGATGGCAGTGAGACAGTCGCCAAAGCGCCAGGTCGGGTTATCCACCCAAAACTGATCAGCCTGACGCAATGCTTCGCGCCATTCGCGCAAAGCCGCACTGTCATTGGCAATTTGGCGGTGCCGGATCTCGATGGCTCGGGCAAATTCGGTGCGCGTCAATTGGCGGGTCGACACCAGCGTCGTACCTTCAAGATCCATGGCAACGGCCGCTGGCAATGAAAACGGCAGTTCCGCCTGATCCGGCGCAGCGGCTTGCTCTGCTTTGAGCTTCAGGCGGCGTGCCCTTGTGTCGATACGGGTGACAACACCATCGATCCCGGCAAGATACTGCCCGTCCGCATCGATATCATCCCAACGCTTGACAGCAGCCTGGCGCTTATTGACCGCATGGCCAGCCATCACGTCACCGATAATCTCGGCGACAACATCATTCAGTCGCATATGTCCCATTCTGGACCTCCTGTTCGTAAAGGGTGCTGAAGTCATTGAGCCAAGCCGCCGCGCGCCGGATCGGCGCGGTGTCAACGGCATGACGAGAAGCGGGCGGTACGCGGCGTACCGCCTCCGCAGGGTTCGGTTGTTCATCGATGCGCTCGATGATCTCTTCGATCCGACCGCAGATCGCACGATCCTCTTGCGTTCCGAACACCGCGGTCTGGCGTGCCCGTTCCTCCGGCGTAAGCGGCGGCGGGCGATCTTCTTCAAGGCGCTGGACGCTGTCCTGCACCCGCTGCAGCCGGTCAATCGAGCGTTGCAGCCGATCCTCTGCCGCGCGGCGGACCGAAGACCGCGTGGGTTCTTCACCACGTTCGAGTTTATCGTCGAGCGTGCGGCGCACGATGCCGGGATCGGCAGCTTCGGCATCGCGCAACTGGCGGGCCTCATGGATCTCGCGCCGCTTCAGACCCAAGGCGGCAGCGCTTGGGACAACTTCGTTCACATCGCGAACGAGGTCAGTCCTCGCGCCTTGTTGGCCGACATCGCCGCGCGCTTGTGCGGCATCGTATTCGTCCGCCAGACGGCGCTTGGCAGCAGCCTCGATTTCCAGCGCATCAGCCTGCGCGCGATGTGCCGCTGCGATAAGATCGTCATGCGCGGCTTTGGCCCTGCCTAACCGGGCTGCGCGTTTCGCGGTGTCGTATGCAAGACCTGCAAATTCCCGCGCTTCGAGCACTTCCGCAGCATTCCTCGCTCCAGCCAACATACTGGTTGCACGATCAATCATGCCAGATAGGCTCAGATTGTTTACGGGAATGGGAAGCAGTGCCGTCATGCTACACCCCCGTTCGGTTCAAACCGAAACTTTGGCTTGCCGGTCCGGACCGTGCGCGCAGGCTCAAAGCCCTTGCGCCAGGATTCCGGCAGCGCCGTGTATTTACGCTCGGATACCGTCAGCTTGGTGTCGATGAACTCCGCCGGGTCTTCGCCAGACGAGGCGATGTTTTCAGCGATCTGGGCGAGCTTCGCCTGATCCCAATCGATCCGTTTCGCCAGATCAGTGATTACGGTGACGCCGTCATCTTCAAAGCGGACCGTGCCCGTGTCCTTGCACGCCTCAGCGCGGCATTCGGCAGCACGGTCAGCGTATTTCAGGGAGATGGCACCATCGAGCCAATCCGCGACTGTCTTGGCCTGGGTGAGCTGCTGATCGGCCGCATCCTTCAGCATTGCCAGCTGGTCCGCAGGCAGTGCTGCGATCTGGCCAACCGGCATACGGTGGATATCGGCCAGTGTGATATGGTTGGAAATTGTCATGTTGTTCCCCCTTACGCCGACATTGGACGGTGGGGCTCGTGGTCAGCGCCACGGATCTGCTCGGCCTCAAAGCCTTCGACATCTTCGAGCCGGTAGATGACCCGGCCGCCGAGTTTGATGAATTTCGGGCCTTCGCCCGTGTACCGCCACCGCTCCAGTGTGCGGTGCGAGATGTTCCAGCGAGCCGCCAACTCGATCTGGGAAAGGTGTCTTAGCGCCATGTGAACCTCCTTGGGGTTTTTGCGAACACTTGCGGGATCAACATGGCGGAGGGGGTGGGAGGCACCGTGGAGGCAGGCGGGAGGCAAGCTGGGAGGCGATGAAAATAGCTGGCTAAGAATGAAAAAAGCCGCCCCGAAGGACGACCTTTTGCTGAAATAATTTGAGGGTGGTGGATTAGGGGTCGATCCAGCAGTTTCCATCGTCAACCTTGATGAACCGCCATTTTTCGGCGCTGCGACCAAAAGCTTTCTTCAACGTGTTCACCTGGCCGCCATAACCCGCCTCTTCCAGAACTGTCGCCAAGCGCAGCACCTGTGATTTCGACCAGTAGGCTTCAAATAGAAACTGCAGAAAGCGGCGCTGTTTGTCCCCACCGAATGTCAGGGTTTCGTCCCGATGCCAGACGATCCCGCAATCGTCCGAGTGGTCGATGGGAAACCGCCGCTGCGCTTGTCCGGGGAACACACGCATCCCAACGGCCTGCGGCGAGATCGCCAGCTTGCCAGGTGCGCTGGCCACATCGGCAATGCTGATGACGATGTTACGCTTGTTCGCCGTCATTGGGATGCGATCACCCGGGGTCGATGTCAAAATCACACGCACCTCCTCAGGCGGCCTGCGCTCAAAGAGGGCACTGGCCTTTTCCCACACAGCAGGATCAGACAGACGTCGCGTGAAACAGACTGGCACCGGCGATTTCGCGCCCTTGAGCCGAATGGTGCCGATGTCCCATGCGACACCGTCAATCAACGGAGTCGGACGCGATGGGCCAGCACGCTCAAAACCGACCAGCATCTTGGCGAAGAGCAGTTGGTAATCAATCGCCAAGGCCGCGATTTCGTCAGCATCCACACAGATCCAACGCCCGACACTGTTAAGATAGCCGTACTGTCTGCGCTCAGGACACCACTCCGCCGGGATGGGCTCGTCCTCGAAGTTGTCCATCGCAGTGACGACCGGGATAATCCCGGACGCCACAAGCAGCTTGGCCGCGAGCAACTGATCCGTTGCTCGAGGCGCTATCTGCCGCAATGTCGCCCCTTGCACCTTGGCTGCACGGGTTTCCATCACCTGCAACAACAGGTCTACTGCCCGCTTACTCAATGAGGTCTCCGATATCTGCAGTGTCGGTCAGGATGCCCCAACGGCGCAGATACTTTTCGCCGATCAGACGCTCATGCGGGGTCATGTCCTTCAGGCTACAGCCATGCGGCATTGTGACGGTAAGCGTCAGGGATTTCCCCCGGCCGCCGCTTGCGCCCGGGTGGAACTTGATCGTGAACCGTGCGCGCGTGATGACCCATTCCGGCACTTCGGTCGCGACCGGCAGCACATGTCCGGTGCCGCCAATATCCAAGCCAATCCGCCGTTCGGCCATTTCCCAGATAGACCGATCGGCACCCGACATGGATTCCAGCGTGATGCGCTCGTTGCGCTCGCCAACTTCCATGAAGCGCAATTCCTTCACGGTGACGCCCATGATGCCGTCCTCGGGATCGGTCGCAAAGTCGAACGGCTTCAGAAGCATGCTGAGGTTGTATTCACGCAAAGGGATATGCTTTTCTTGGAAATTGATCCCAAGCAGATCGCGCGCCATGAAGGAGGTCAGGTCCTTCCGGTCCTCCAGCGTATTGGCCACCACTTCGATGACACCGGTCTCGGCCTCATAGGTCAGCGCCGCCTCAAAAACCGGCTTCACGATGCGGCGCGACAAAGTGCTGTTCGCATCGAAACCCAGCATGTCTTCCGGGCGACCCTCGCGATAGACGGCGACCTGAACAAGATCGCATTCCTGATCATCGAGGATGACCCGGTGGCGGTCGAAAACATCAACATGAACGTGCGGCGTCGCGAAACGGTCACGGATCGCCTTGGTAAAAGCCGCAACCGAAACTGCATCCCGGCGGACGGCGCGGCCTTTCTCCACTTCAAAGCCGTTCCACGACCGCCCCCGGCGCCGCTCATCGTTGTAACGGACCTCTTCTGCCTTACGGAACTGGTCCGGTTCATTGAGGAACACCCATAACGACCGGTTGTTTGCCCCCTCCAGCGTGTCGAACACTGTCCGGTCGATTACAACATTCTGCAGGGCATTCTGGCCGGGCTCGTCGGCCAGGGCGGCGACCTGACCAGCATTCATGACGACACGCTGTTTTTCGTCGTCGGTCATAGCGTCCACCGCCTTGATCAGCGGTTCGACAACCTCCGACTCAGGCTTGGTCCAATCGACCGGCGGAAGGGATGTGAACCCGGAACCGGTGAAATAGTCTTGCAGTCGGGTGACAGGGGTTTTGCGGAGGAAGGCGGCAATAGCAGTCATGGGAGCCCTTTCTTGGCCGTGTTGAGGAGGGAATCGGCGCAAATCGATACGCAGGCGTTCGGTCTATACCGAACAAGCCGCCATGTCTACTTGCACACTACCATTTTGTTCGGCATACCGAACAAACTTCCCGCAACCAAGGAAAACAAGGATGATACGATGACCACGTCCCTCGGCGCGAAGATCAAACGCCACCGTCAGGAAAAGGGATACTCCCTAGATAAGCTCGCGGAACTGACCGATTCAAGCAAGAGCTATATCTGGGAGTTGGAAAACCGCGACGCGCGAAAGCCGTCCGGCGAAAAGCTGACCCGCATTGCGCAGGCCCTCGAGGTCACCACTGATTATCTGCTGGACGAAAGCGAGGAGCCCGGCGACGCCGTGCTCAAGGAGGCTTTCTTCCGCAAATTCAGCAAGCTCGACCTAGACGACCAAGCAAAGATCAACCAGATGATCGATATGTGGGGAAAAAAGCATTGAGCCTGCCGACAACTCCAAAGGCTTGGGCAATCCATCTAACCAAGCTTGTTTGCACGGTTCAGCAAGCTCATGGGCTGCCACGGTTTCCAATCGACGTAGAGGCTATTGCGCGGGACTACTCGCGGCAGGTCTTCCCCAACACACCAATCACCATGGTCGGCGGGCTGGACCTTTCTAGGGGCGTTGAAGGCATGCTGATGCCGCATCCCGACGGATCAGGTGAATGGGGCATCATCTACAATGAGACCGTTCGGTCCACCGGGCGGCGCAACTTCACGCTCGCCCATGAGCTGGGCCATTACCTACTGCACCGGCACGCCAATCCTGAAGGAATCGAATGCACCAACCGCAACATGGCTGATTGGGATGAGGCGCGAAACAAGATCGAAGGCGAGGCCAATACCTTTGCTTCCTACCTGCTGATGCCGCTTGATGATTTCCGCGCCCAGATCAAGGGACGGGTCATTGATTTGGACGTGATGACCGAGTTGGCAGACCGTTATGCCGTGTCGCTGACCGCGGCGATCCTGAAATGGATGACCATTACCGACAAGCGCGCCATGATCGTGGTCGCCAAGGAGGGTTTCATCGACTGGGCGTGGTCCAGCGAGCCGTTGTTGAAATCCGGCGTCTTTTACCGGGCACGGCAGAACGTGACCGAGCTGCCGCCCGAGTCCCTTGCGGCACAAGAGGTAGATTGGGAGACCGGGCGTCATGGCCACCAGCACCCGGCGGGCGTTTGGGCGGGGTCCGAGCCGGTCCGCGAAATGACCGTGTTCTCGCCCGGCAACGAGATGTCGATATCCCTCTTGCTCTATCCTGACCGGGCCCCGTCACGTTGGGAGATGGCTGAGCTCGAGGAAGAGCCCACCCTCGATACCTTCGATAAATTCATGGGTGGTAGCGCAAGGTGATTCGCGGCACGAACCACATGCGGTGGATGTTCGTGCACCGGACAGCGTGCGCAGAAATACCCGGCGCTTCTCACAAGCCGAGCCTGTCCGCAAATTATTGAAAGGCTTGTGTTTTCCTGATTTCGCGATACCTTTTGGACATCACCCCAATCGCGAAAAGTCCCCATGTCACACCAATTTGAAAGCCCGATTTCAGGGCCCAATCCCCTATGCCCAGAGCGCATGTCAGCAGATGCGCGCCTCGCCGAGATCGGTCGCATCCTGGCGGCTGGCGTCGTTCGCCTGAAGGCCGCGCAGTCCAGCAATTTATCTGACGAGTGCGGAGACAGTTTCGTGGACTTCCCGTCCCGAAAGAGCGGTGGTCGTCGTACAAAACGTATCCGCATTGGAGGAATTGATGAAGCATCACAATAAGATAACCGCCGCGAAGCCAGGCACAGACCCAAACCTGGACCAGACGGTTCTGTCACGCCTGGCCGCCCTGAAGGCGATGTCGGTCAAGGACCTGAAGGCTGAATGGGAAAAGCTGATCGGCTCCTCGGCCCCGAACAACAGCCGCGCTTTTCTCGAGCTTCGGATCGCGTATCGGCTGCAGGAACTGACCTATGGCGGCCCCGACCGGGAAACGCGTCGTATGCTGGATCTGCTGGCTGACGAGGTCGAGGGTCATGCGCGGCGAAAGCATCAGATTGCCGATCCCCGCAATCCTGTGGCCGGTACGAAACTCCTCCGCGAATGGGACGGCGTCGAGCACACCGTGATCGTGCTGAAGGACGGTTTCGACTGGCAGGGTCAGAAGTTTAAATCGCTCTCTGCCGTCGCCCGTGAAATCACTGGCACCCGCTGGAACGGATATCGGTTCTTTGGGCTGCGTGAGCGCAAGCGGGAGGAAACATGATGCAGATCGACACACGCCCGAACCGCCGCCTGCGCTGCGCCATCTACACCCGCAAGTCGAGTGAGGAAGGGCTCGACATGGAATTCAACAGCCTCGACGCCCAGCGTGAGGCCTGCGAAGCTTATATCGCCAGCCAGAAATCCGAGGGCTGGGTTGCTACGCGCGACCGCTATGACGATGGTGGATTTTCTGGTGGCACCCTCGAGCGCCCGGGGCTCAAGCAATTGCTGGCCGACATCGACGATGGCCTGATTGACGTCGTCGTGGTTTACAAGATCGACCGCCTGTCGCGCTCATTGATGGATTTCTCCAAGCTGGTCGAGGTCTTTGACCGCAACGGCGTGACCTTCGTCTCGGTCACGCAGTCGTTCAACACGACCACGTCTATGGGGCGGCTGACGCTGAACATCCTGCTGTCCTTCGCCCAATTCGAGCGCGAGGTCATCGGCGAACGCATCCGCGATAAGGTGGCGGCATCTCGCAAGCGCGGCATCTGGATGGGCGGCTATGTTCCGCTGGGTTATGATGTGCAGGATCGTAAGTTGATGGTGAACGATGCCGAAGCCGCATCGGTCCGGCGCATCTTCGAGCGGTTTGTCGAACTCGGGTCCGCCACGGTTCTGGCGCGCGAACTCCGCTGCGACGGGTTCCGCAACAAGCAGGGAACGCTGATCGACAAGGGCTACCTCTATCGGCTTCTGAACAACCGCGTCTATCGCGGTGAGGCCGTCCACAAGGGCAAGGCTTATCCGGGCGAGCACGACGCGATCATCGACGATGACCTCTGGGATCGGGCGCACGCTATCCTCAAGGAAAGCCCCCGCAAACGCGCCAACAACAGTCGCGCGCAGACGCCAGCACTCTTGAAGGGGCTGATCTTCAGCGAAAATGGTGCCGCTATGACGCCGACCAGCACGAAAAAGGGCGCAAAGCTTTACCGCTACTATGTGTCCATGGACGTGATCCGTAACCGTGAAACCGGCGAGGAAACCGCGCCAATGCGGCTCGCCGCCGGTATGGTCGAGGACGCGGTCGTGACCGAGGTTCGGCGCATCCTGCAAACGCCAGAGGTCGTCACGCAGGTGTTGGCCGCCCTGAAACGTGACGGCGGGGGCGCATCCGAGGCGGATGCCATCGCTGCCCTGCACGCGTTCGATGCCCTCTGGTCGCAACTCTTCCCGGCCGAACAGGCCCGCATCATCCAGCTGTTGGTGCGGCGCGTCACCGTCACCGCCGCAGGGCTCGAGGTCGATATTCGCCGAGAGGGAGTTGCGGGCGTCGTCCGAGACATGGTTGCGCCGCGCAGGCTGGAGGCGGCGGAATGACCAAGCCGGACGATACGATCCGCGTGCTGATTCCGCTGAACGTTCGCAAGAAGAACGGGCGGCCGAAGATAATGCCACCTGCCGACTATCGGCCCAGCGAAGATCAGACCCAAGATCCGCACATCCTGCGCGCCCTTGGCCGCGCATGGGGCTGGCGGCGGCGCATGGAGGCAGGTGAGTTTGCTACGATCCAGGAACTGGCCGAAGCTGTTGGTTTGGCGGAACGACATGTCAGCCGTCAGCTGCGGCTGGCTTATCTCGCGCCGGAGTTGCTGAAGCGCCTGACGTGCGGGCGCGAGGCGTCGGCGGTCAGCCTGTATGATCTTTGCTTTCTGGGGGGGGAGGCTTGGGGGGAGCAGGAGACAGGCGTGTTCGATTGACGGCTGCCTTTAATCCTTCAACGAAGCAGGCGCCACGCCTGATTCACATGGAGCGGACGTTCATGCCTCCTGCAGCTAATGGCTCTTAAGAGTCCGTTTTACCGGATGCTGCGTCTCTTGCCTGAATTTACGCTATCACAAGAGAGCCAAGAATCTTCAACAAGTACTCAGATTTTGAATGGGGTTATTGGCGGCTTAACAGCGTGCACGCGCAGTTCCGCATGGATGTCATCCGTCGTCTCAAGTATTCGATTCGGCCCTGCGAGGCATGCCTTATCCAATTTCCTGCCAAACTGCTCTTGTTCGAAGGCGGCATGCCTACCGAAGCAATCATCCCCAGAGTCATCGCCGACCGACTGCAACCCAATGAGTCGGGGTGTCAACACGTCGAATTGAAATATTTTCATCAGACAGGTTCGGACGTGTATTTTCTTTTACTAATTCTAACACGGGGTATCCCAGCAACTTAGCGATGACCTCCAATCTTGTCCAACGCTCAAAGAACGGCACGTTGTTTGATTTAAAATGTTGTGCCAGAAAAGGAGGGGCTTCTGTGTCGCGGCTTTCTACGTCGAGGGCATAGGTTGCGGTGTCATGAGCGGCGGGCACAAAGACAAAACGCAGGCCGTGAACGTCATAACTAGCCGGCCCACGGGCGTCGTTACTAGTGATAACAACACCTCCGAAAACCCGCGCAATAATTGGATCAGCTGGTGATGCCACCATCAACAAAGACCACCTGACCTTGCATGTTCGTGGCACCTGAAATGACCAGATCAACCACTTTAAAGATGTTTTCATCATTAGATAGCTTGCCAGACGGCGTGCGGCGTTTAATCGTGTCCAACTGCTCGGGCCGTAGCACAGACGACATCTCGCTCTCGAAGAAACCAGGTGCCACGCAGTTCACAAAGATACCCGCTTCACCAACTTCGCGTGCCAAAGCGCGCATCATTGCATCCAGATACCCTTTGGAACCCGCATAGACCGACAGGCCCGCATAGCCACGTGAGCCACAGATCGAGGAGATATTGCAGATGTTGCCGCTGCCCTGCAGCAGCATGCGCTTGATCGCAATACGGGTCAGCAATGTGGGGCCAACAATGTTGATGTTCACGATCTGCTGGATCGTTTCAGGATCAGTGTGCATCAGCAACTGATCCTGACCGATGGCTGCGTTGTTCACAACACTGTCCAACTGGCCGCCAAACTTGTCACAAACTGCAGTCACAAAGGCTGCCACGCCGTTCACATCGACTGCGTCCAGCTGCGCAAAGTAAAAGCTGTCACCGTATTTTTCGCTCAGAACATCCATCTCTTTGGTGTGTGAACGCGCAAAGGTTGCTACTTTATTGTCCGCTTCCAAAAGCCGTGTAACCATATACAAGCCGAGCCCCCGGGAGCCACCACTGACGATGATTGATTGTCCGGTCGTGTGCATTTTTTTATTCCTTATTAATTTCAAGCTCGTGAAATCCGTGCGGCAAACTCAACTTTTTAAACTGGCTTTCATCGGAATATCACTGAGGAAATTCCACATGCGCGGTATGGCGAATTCAGCCAGACCAGCCTCGCAATGGGCCGTCAGCATCAGCTCGGCTGCCATCTCGTCCATCTGTTTGCGCAGCACGATGCTGGCCACGGGCAGTGCGCCCATCAATGGCGCCTTGCGTGCAACAACCCGCGCCCAGAGAACATCTTCATGCGTCATCAAGTGGGCCTCGATATCTTGCGGGAACGCTTTTTGGCCACCGACATTGATCATCGTGTTACCGGCACGGCCTAGAAAATAAATGCGGTCGCCACGTTGCTCGACAAAATCCTGCGTGTCGACCCAGCCCTCTGCATCCATGCGGTTGGTGTAAGGAGAGCGGATATACAAACGCCCTTCTTCCATCTTTATACCAATTAAACCGTCCGTGCGCTCCAGCAAGTCGGCCCTAAAACCCGCTTTGCCATCACTAACCACAATGGCCGCCCCCGCCTCGGAGGACGCATAGATATGACGGATGCGCGCCTTCGGATACAATGCCGCCAGTCGATCAAGAATTCCCTGATCTACGATCTCGCCCCCCATGGAAATGCTGCGCAATTGCGTCCGCGTCAATATATCCTCGTCAATCGACATCAACGCATGTCGCCAGAATGTCGGCGTCGAAGAAATCGCAGTGACCACACCACGTGTCAAGGAATCCTCAAAGCTGGCAGCCAGATCGCTGAAATCTCCGGGTATCAGGCCCTGACCCTCCCTGAACAGCCCTAGCGCCACCATCTGATACCACGCATACGACCCGATCTGGTAGGGCATGAACCATGTGTTCTCAGGCAGATATTTTACCCGGTCAAAGGTATTTAGCGTAGCGGCCGTGTGCTCAATTAGCTTGAGCAAACCCGTGGTGCCAGAGGTCAGTACCGTCACCCGGCCCCGTTTAATCTCACCCGCAGCAACCACACCACCCACAACAGTACCATCATGGGCATTGCGCAGTTGCACCGCATGTTCGAAAAATCGCCCCTCGACTTCGGGGGACAGGCGCGCTCGCTCGACCACTCCGAAATCTAAATCATGCGAAATGCCGTATGCCACACATCCCAGCGCTTCACGCACGCTGTCCACAACGAACACACACCGCTCGGCGCTCAAATCCTGAGTGCCCAGTACGGCGGCCGTTTCTTCGCGCAATCCGGCAAAATCCTCGCTGGCGTCGCCAAAATGCACAGGATTTAGACCATACAGGTGGGTCATACTGCTTTGGTGGCCTCTTCGAAGAAGTCTAGCACGTCTTTAACAGTTTCAATCTTACGCATAGAAGCCGCGTCAAATGATAGCTCGCTGCCTATTTTGGTTTCGATGCGCAGTGCTGTTTCGGAGAAATCAAGGCTCCGAAAGTTCACTTTGCGTGTGTTCTGGCTCTCGTCCGTGATCTCGGCGCGGCCTTTTTTGGTCATGATCATATTCATGATATTCAGAATTTCCGTGCGTTCCATGGGGCTCTTTCAATCAGGCGTTTTGCAAATAGGTTGGAATTAAAGGTCCAGTTCAGCGGCCTCAGCTTCGATCTCGGCACCCAGCTGTGCAATCCGCTCCCGGACGTGCTCGGGGTAGGCATCGACAAAGTGTTTGTGCCACGGATGGCGCGTGCGAGTTTCCATATGCATCATAAGACGCACAGGGCCAACCACATCGCCATCGGGGCCTGTGATCAACGCGCCGGTGGGGACCTGGCCGCTGGCAACAGCGCCAGACGCCACAAATGCCCCGCGCCCAATGCGTACACCCGGCATCAATTGGGCATTCACACAGATAGTTGCCATATCGCCGATGGTGACAGGATCGGCCAGATGAGACGGCGGCAGCGGATCGTTCATCAGCGTGGTCAGCGAAAACAACCAGACAAAATCACCAATGTCTGCTCCCTTGCCAACGTGAGCGTACCCGTGAATGCGCACAAAATCACCGATCCGTCCGCTACCTTCGATATCCGAGAAATTACCAACCCGCAGATTTTCACCAATCATTGATCCTTCACGGATCACAACATGGTGGCCCGTCTCAAGCATGGGACCAATGGTCGAACCTTCATACAACACTGCATGACTGCGCACAGTTGCCCTAGCACCCAGCACCAGCGGGCCGTTCTCACCGGGTCCGGGATGTCCGATCACACAGAAATCACCGATGGTACAACCATCCCCGATTTCTACGTTGGCATAGACACGTGTGCCATGGCCAATAGTGACATTGCGACCAATCTTTGCCGAAGGGTCAATCAAATTGTTCATTACACTTCCTTCTTACCGGGCACCTCGTTCCAGTCCTTAAAGGCACATCGTGAAGACGTCAAATTATGACTTGCAGCGAGTCCGCATCTCGATCGCTGCTGCAGCCTGCAGCTAATGACCCGACATTCCCCAAGTGGCCTGCGGTCTGGCAGCAGGTTCGCCTGAGTTTGCCATCTGATCAAGTGTTTTGCGCCCTGTGCGGCGCTTGAGTGCGCCAAGACGCCCGGATGTGGGCGGATCG